GCACTGGGGCGGATTGAACACCGCCCTGGAAAGCCTAAGAAAACCCGTCAAGGTGCGGGTCAACACTCAAAAGCCAGCCACGGTAGGAAGAAGTATCGCGGCCAAGGTAGATAGGTGGATCGGCACACCCGCGACAACTGGCACAAGATCAAACAAGTGCTGGAAGACGCGGGTAAGACCGACTCTTACTTCTACAAACGTGCTGTTGTTATCTGCCGTGGCGGAAAGGATCCGTTTGAAGATCCACTTGATAAACCGGCCACGTAGACAACGTCGGTAAACTTTCGGGGATGTTGTGTTACAACACCTCAAATGCTTAAGACTGCTTCTGCTGCTCTCGCCTGCGTGGCACTGGGTGCCGCCTTCGTGCCTGCAGCCAAAGCTGACGGTTTCTACGTGAACCCCGAGTACAACCTCGGCTTCGCTGGTAACCAGACCGCTGGTGGTGGTGCGATTGACGCCCACGTGGGTTACGAGGCTGGCCCTTGGTACATCCAAGGCGGCCCTCAAATCGTGTTCCCCGAGGGTGGCGAAACCGACTACAACTTCTCCGCCAAGACCGGCCTGAGCGCTGATGTCACCAAGGACGGCAAGCTCGGTATCTACACCGAAGTGAGCATGGCCACTGGCGACAAAAGCAACAGCTACGGCCTCAAGCTCGGCTCCAAGTACAAGTTCTGATCGAGCACATGGCCCGTTTCGGCGGGCCTTTGATCAACTCATCGTCACACGCAACTACCTGTCAGCTTTCTGGCGGGTGGTTGTTTTTCCATGTCTGACTAATCCCGACAACTGGGAGTATTGCTGGCCACCTGACTGGCTGGTGCCCTATGTGCAGGATGCCTTCGAGTTCCTTACAGTCGAGCCATACGCCAACGAAAAGGCAATTCTCAATGCGTTTCATCATTGATCTGATGGCTGTCACTGGGTTCATGCTCAGTGCATCAATGACCGCTGGTTTAATCATCTCCTACAGCCAGATGGATGAGATCATGCGCAACACCCTGGAGAGGGTTACTGATGGCATTGGCAACGAGATAGAGAAGAAGCTGCAGGACAAGATCGACAACGCAATGCCCAAGGTGCCTAGTGGAACCCCTGGTCCTTCCGTCTTTTGATCTTCCGGGGCCACTTGATCTGCCACGGATGGAGATAGCGGTGCCGGTGTTCCCTGCGCCGTCGCATCCTGTTCTGATACCGCCAAGCGTTGAACCGAAGCCTCCGCCGGAACCTCCCAAGGCGGTAGATCCAGGTGCTCGTCAAGCGGTCGAAAAAGTTCAAGATCAAGTCAAGCAACTAAACAACAACATCAAAGCGCAACAACAAACGCTTGATATGTTGCTGGAGCCGCCAGAGATTGAACAGGTTGACGCCAGAACGACAACGGTAAAAGTACCCGGCACACCGCTTGAGTTTGCGTTGCCTGCACCGGAAGTACTTACGGTTGCGACGGTGACGGCTGGGGCTGCTGCTGCTGCGTCAGTTGGGGCAACATTGGTGGCGCAGAATTTAGCGAAGCGGCTGAAGCCTGTTTTTCAGACTGTGTTGAAGAAGATTGCGAAGGCCCGAGGGAAAGACCCACTGACTTTCGGTAGACATCGATTGAAACTACGTCGGAACAGAGAGAAGCCAATTTAGCTTCAGGGTGAATCATGAAACCCTTTTCGTACAGTTCTGCGCAGCGCAAAGCCCGGACAAGGTGATAGTCAAGTTGTTCCTTATCTAGTTTTTGCTGCTCCATGCGCAGGCGCTTACGTGCAAGCTCCTTACACATCTCAGTGATAGATCCGTCAAGCGGAATATTGATGCTCAGCTGCGCACCCATGTTTTGCATCCGGGTGTAGTCCTCTCCCGGTATTGGGTCAGCGTGTGCTTCAAGGTGAAACGGTGTGATTACCAATGTTGAGCCATTACAGGAATGGCCCGCCGAGAAGTGCTGCCGACTTGGTGCGCCGTTGTTATTGAACTGCACCGACTGGTTAGTGTTGTTGCTGGTGGCCTGCGCCCTTGGAGCTGAGTTGTTGGTGGTTTCAGCAGCAGCAGGCCCTGCAATCGCTATTGCGAGAAGACACTGAGCGATGTGGTGGTGGAGTCGGTTTCGATGGTGCGATCGATGTCGATTTGCTCGATCAATGTATCGGCCGTCCTTGTGGTGATCTCCAAAGTGAACGGATCGCCGTCTGTTACGAGGTCCCACGTTGTTGAAGAGTTGGTAATGTCAGCAGCGCTTGGAGCGACGTTTTCGCCTGAATAGGTTTTTAATTCAGATCCGTAAATCTGGTGCTGGATTGTCTCAGTGATCGTCTGAGTGGTGGTGGTCGTTGATTGCATTGAACCGGTTGACCACGTTGGCGTCACCGTTTGAGCTGTTGCTGGGGCGGCCGCTAACAGAACCGCAAGAGCTAGAAGTCTTTTCATTTTTGTGCCGTGCCTGATTGAACTTTAGGTTCTTCCTTTTTTTTGGCGTTATTACGGCCGACAGTAAGGCCATAGCTAGCAGCCATAGAAGAAAGTAGTGATGCACTGAACGTCACATCAATGGATTGCTTGAACAGACCCATGTAATTGGCGGTGATCACGCCACATGCCCAGATCATCAAGCCAAGGCGAACAAGATGGCCCAAAAGACCATGTTTATCGTCATCTTCTGGCGGTGACGTTTGCTGTTGATCTGCCATGATGTCGCTGTTGAGGGGCGGCCAATGATGGAGATTTTGGCGGCCGTTACCGGCGCTTCAATTACGGTAGCGGCTGTGGGACTCGGGAACTATGGTCGCCGCGCTACAGAGAGTCGAGACGCTGTAATACGGCTGACTGCTGCGGTCGAAAACGTGGCCACACGCCTAAACATCCTTCATACGGATATGAAGAGCCGTGACGCTGAAGTGTTTAGCCGCTTACGTGATCTTGAAGCTGCTGTGGCACGGCTGGAAGGCCCTAAAAATCCGCACTAGAGTTGGAGTATCAGCTGACAAATGATGATTGCGCTCGTACGTCCTGTCTTGTTTGGCTTCCTGCAGTCCAATGCAGTCAAGAAGCTAATTATTGATTTGTTGCGTGCTTTGGCCACCAAAACCGACAACACCGTTGATGACCGAATGGTTGACTTCATCGAGGCCAACCTTTTTACAGCACAGAAACCAGTCGCTGATGCTTGATTGGCTTGCTGCTGCAATGGTGAGGCTTGATTCCTTCTTCACTTACTTCACCGGCAACAGCCACCAGCTGGCTGCGATTCAGCAGTTGCAAGAAGACATGCCGCCTGAATTGCTGGACCACACAGCAACTTGGGTAGAGCTGTGGAAGGCAGGTGGGAAGTACACCTATCTGCCTACTCCGTATTACCACCAGCTTGATCTCATCGACGGCATCGATAAGTGCGTCACCGCAGCTGTCGCAATGGTTGCTGGCCACTACGTCCTTGTCACATCGGGCCAAGAATATGACAAGGTTCGCAGCAAGTTCGGTCCATCGCAGGAGTTGTGGGTCCATGTCAAAGCTTTAGACAGCCTTGGCATGAGGTCTGAAATTATTTTTGACGGCACTGCAGATCTGATTGAGGCTGAGATTGACGCCGGTCGACCTGTTGCTGTTGGTTGGCTGCACAAAGGTGATATCAGCACTGGGCGTCCTGCAGAAGGGTTTGGCCACTGGTCTGTGATTGTCGGCTACAACGAGCAGTATTTCATCGTTAATGACCCACGCGGCCGCTACAACCTCAAGACGGGTCAGCTTGAGACTGAAAGCGGATTCAACGTCAGGTACGAGCGGGAAGACTTTCTGCATCGCTGGGAAGCGGACGGCCCTGGTACTGGCTGGGCTTTACTCGTTGATGATCTGTCCCTGTAGCCTGGGAAAAGCCTTTTTCTGACTGCATGGTTCTGCCAGATCATGAGATCAAGCGACTCTGCGTTGAGCACGCGATGGTCGTTCCCTTTAACCAGGATCTGCTGAACCCTGCGTCAATCGACCTGCTATTGGGCGATCACCTGATGATCGAAGACCCAATGAATATTGAGCAGCGTCTGATCAGCATCAAGGGCTATAGCCAAGCCGATCCCTACTGGCTGCGGCCTGGTGAGTTTGCGCTGGCGGAGACGCAAGAGACCTTCAACCTGCCCGACCACATTTCTGCACAGTTTGTACTGAAGAGCAGCAGGGCCAGGAGTGGTTACAGCCACATGCTTGCTGGCTGGTGCGATCCCGGTTGGCACGGTTCCAAGCTGACACTGGAGCTGCAAAATGCACGCAGAATGCACGCACTTCCGTTATATCCAGGGCTGAAAATTGGCCAGATGATCTTCTTTGAGATGCAAAGTATGCCGATTATGTCTTACGCTCAAACCGGTCACTACAATAATGACACTCAGGTGTCGGCGTCCAAAATAGTCCCTTGAATTGATATAACCATTCCCAAATAATTACTTCACGGTGCAATGTGTAAAACTCTTGCTGTCTATACCAAAGCGTCCATTCTGTTGATCCTTTGGTTCCATTGCACCGCAGGCATGCTGGGACTAGGTTCTCTATCACGGTTTGGCCGCCGCGATGCCTAGGAACAACGTGGTCCAG